ACATCAAGAAAACTGTTGCCTAAATTAGCAATGTCATTATTATCAGTTATAGTTACACTTCCTGTATCTAATTCAATTCCGCTTATAGAAACTATACACTTAAAATTAGCACTTACATCAATATCATTGCCTGTCAATGTCACTGATTTGCCAGTTTTAAATTTTTCTTCATTTTTATACCATTGAAACTGTATATCAGTCTGGTCAGGTGTAATATCAGTAGTCCCGTTAACAACTTGACAAGACAGGACAATTGATTTATTTTGTTCATTTAAAACAGTTGCATCTGATATCATAAAAGCTCTATATAAAGAAGTATCAATATCCTCTATCTTAGTATTGATTTCTTCTATCTTAGTGTTAATTTCTTCATTAGTAATTGTAAGCTGCCCGACTTTTTCATTAAGCCCTTCTTGCTCTTTTGCGATGACATCCAGTTTAAGTGATTCCTGATCTTGCGTTATCTGCAGCTTTCGTATGCGTGTTGTATTGTTTATTCTCTTGATAACACGTTCTTCATTTTTGGTAGTTACGGTTCCATCTATATCAGATAATAGAAAATTTCCACCCTTAAATGTATTTGATAAATCAATTACCATAAAATTGAATTCATCATTATAATTAATCAATTTACCTGGTAATAAATTATCAATAGAAATCATCTTTACAGATTTTACTGAATAGAATGTTAAACCATCGAACTGTTCGTATAGAGAATCTACAATCAATTGTTCATCGAGATAAAGATTATTTGCATTAAGAAACATCGTATTTCCTGTTTCATTACCTGCTTCAAGTGGATTCAATCCATTCTCTGCATATATACGAGTCACTTTATAAACTTCATTCTTTTCATAATTTGTTAAGGTATCTGTGTTTGCAAATACATCCTTTGTAACTTTTACAAATTCAAGCGAATTAATTTCCTTTGCAAACACGTTAGCCCCGCAAAGTTCAGCTATCCAGCCTAGATAACTTCTTATAACAATTGTATTGTCATACCACGCAACTTCTTTATTCAATACATAATCAGGAATGTTAGTTCTGATTATAGAAAAACCAGTTAGACTTTCTATTTCATCCAACTGGTCTTTTATTTGTACTGGATATGTAAGTTTTGTATCATACGCAATATCTAGAGAATAGTTATTGTCATACAGTTTTAGGCTCAACGATTTAGTATACTTTTCGGGTTGATCATATATCTTAAAATATCTTTTATCTGAAGCATTAGTTTCTTGAATTTCCCAATACACTTCAGTATCAAGATTATCGAGAATTCCATCATAGTTATCAAACTTAAGATTCAGCTGGATTGTTGGAACATTACCAATAAGATAACCCTCCGCAAAAGAACTTGAAATCTTATAGTCAAGCAGTCGACTTGTCACATCTAAGTTTCCGTATTTAATTAGCATGACTACACCTCAATCAATGCAAAAGAAAAGGACTTAGCTTTAAGTCCCTCTTTCGTCCTAATGTAATTATAACTTTTGTTTCCCGCATACATTTTTCTAGTGGCACGGATTCCATGAGTTGGAATAAATAGTTCTGCGTCAAACTCAGCAGGAGTTACCGCATTGAGAATATTCATGATGTCGATTGTTGGTGTTATGTTCCATGTCAATGTGACTTTTAACATATTTGATCTAATTCTATTTCTTCTTAGAACACCTGTAGCCACTGGTCTAACACTTTCACCGTCCAAATCCTGAATTTCAACTTTAATATCAGAAGGTGTAGACAAAGCTACACCATTCACTTTAATCAATGCTTCATTTGCCATATACACCCTCCTCTTAATAATCAAACACTGGTTTACCAGTTTGTACCTCATATTCTTTAATATTATCAATTACCATCTTGGTCAGTACCTTCCCATTTTCCAAAACAAAATTAATGACATAAGTTGCTCCATTTCCACTATCCCCATCAAAAGATAATCTATCTGCTAATTTTTCAGCAATCAGATCAAGTCCCTGGGTATTACGTTTCAATGGAATTACAGCCTCAGTACCTGCCTCACCAAAAATACCTAAAGTTGGTTTGTTTACCACTGTTCCTTCAGCTAGCAAAGGAATTTGTGGTACGCTTATCGTGCTAATCCAGTCAAAAGGTTTAAGTCCTAAAATACTTACTTTTTTTATTGATTTTAATGAACTGTTTATACCATCGAATGGAATTTTAATTACTTTATTGATTCCTTTAATAATTGCATTTACAACAGCCTTTAAGCCATTTAGAATACCGTCTTTGATACCATCAAATACAGCACCTCCTGTACTAAATACATTTTTAACTGCTGTCCATGCATCGCTGAATTTGCCCTTGAACCAGTCCACAATATTTCCAAATGCATCAGTAATATTGTTCCATACGCCTTTAAAAAACTCCCCAGTTCTGCTGAAAGCACCGCATATATTGTCCCATGCATGATCGAATATAGTTCCAAACCATTCCGCAACATCAGAAAATGCAGTTTTAACATTTTCCCACTGCTGCCCAAACCATTCACCTAAAGGCGCAAATGTTTCACAGATACTATTCCATGCATTGCTAAATATCTTACAAACCTTCTCCCATGTATCACTCATATTTAGTGTAAAGATTCCAACAAAGAAATCAGCTACCACTTGAAATGCACCAAGAATAATATCGGCAACGGTTTTAATAACAGAGCCAGCAATTTCAAATATCGCAATAAACGCTGTCTTTATAAATTCGACAATAGGTTTTAGCATTGTATTCCATAACTTTGATAAAGTTTCAATAACAGTATTAATAGCCGGCATCCATCCCTGAAGAATATCGCACACAGCTTGTATTGCTATTCCTAAAACACTGACAAGAAAATCCGCAATCGGGGCAAGAATGTTAGTCCAAAATGCTAAAGCAATGCTTGCTATAGCTTCTACTACTGTTAAAAATACATCTGTTAATAAATTCCCCAATGGGAGCAGCACTGTATTAAAAAGCATTACCAGCGTATCAAAAATTGGTAAAAGGCAGCTTGTATAAAAATTCTGAAGTATTCCTAATAAAGCACCTACCGCATCATTCACAAGATTTCTAAAAGACTCACTAGTCTGATATAAATAAACAAGTGCTGCGGTTACAGCTGTAATAACACCTACAATTGCAAGCATTGGAGTATTTAATCCGGTAAGCATAACACTCAATGTTTCAATTACCCCAACATCCTTGAATAAAGCAAATAATGCACCTATATTAGTAAATAAATTTTTTATTGGGCCCGTTAATGCGGCCCAATTTTTGATCACCTCAAAAGCAACAAAGCCCGCTAAAACTCCAGATAACAGACTTGTAATGACAGGAGCATTGGTCTTGAGAAACTCTTTAAGCCTATTGACATAGACCATCACCTTATCAACAGTAGCCTTAATACCGCTCGTATCCGGCTCCTCAAACGCACTGCCCCAGTCGATTGGATCAATGGCATATCCGCCACCTCCGGTACCAGCGCCAGAGCCACCACTACCAGAACTAGAATCACTCGCACTGATTGTATTTAATTCATCAAACCCGGCCAATGAACCTAACGCCTTAGCCGTTTTCTTGGCTTGACCTTCTGTACCCTTTAATGCATTATTTAGTCCACCTGTAGAAGCTGTTGCTGTTTTTGCAGCGTTACTAGCAGAAGTAAAACCATTCGATGCCTGCTGTCCTGCCGACTTCTTGCCAAATAACCTACCAAAAACTGCACTTACAACATTCGCAAATGTAATCAGTTTTCCAATAATCATATTCAAAAACTGTACTACAGGCGTTAATGCGGCAATCAAGCCGTTTCCGATAATCCCCAAAAGCTGTTTAAATCGTTCCTGAAGGATACGAATTTGATTAGCCCAGCTGCTGCTTGTTCTTGCGAAATCGCCTTGAACAAAGGCTAATCTATCCAAAACAAAGTTATATCTTAAAGTTGTTTGCTCTGCCTGATTCATATCACTTATATTTTTATTAATACCTTGTGACAATGCATAAGCCTGGAGATTTGTTTGAGTCATTACAACACCTAGCTCTTTTAAAGTTTCTGTCTCACCTGTAAAAACAGATTTTAAACGCACATCAGCAAGATCTTGAGATATGTTATAAAATGATGCGACATCACCTGTTAAACCTGCCAAAGTGACCGCCATATCACTGGCTGCGTTTTCATTTATACCGGCACTTTTAGCCATAGTCATGTAAGTGCCCGATGTTTTCTTGGCGCTTAACTCGCTCATCCCAAATGCTTCAAGTGCTGATTTAGAAAACTTTTCAGCTTTCCACGCCATGGAGCCAAACGCTACATCTACAACGTTCTGCACTTCAGTAAGATCACTTGCAACCTGTAAAGCCTCTTTACCAAGTTTTAACAGTCCAGTTCCAACCGCTAATCCTACAAGTGCTGATTTTATACCTGATATAGCTGATTTGATTTTAGATGTCTGCGCAGTAACATTCTGGGTAGCTGACTTCATTTGAGTTTGAACTTTTGCAAGTTCATCTCTAAACTGCTTTGTTTCAGCGTTGATTATTACTTTTAATTCTTCTACTGTCCTTAGTCATCAGCCCCAATCTGTTTATTATGGTTATAAGCGAACCTTTTTCTTTTTTCTTTAAATTCCTCTAATTCGTTTATTTCTTTTTGCTCCTCTGCTTTTTTCTTTTCTTCCTTAAATAAGTCAGGATAGTAATCCCATATTTGCTTAATTTCAACATTGTCTTCTTTTTGAGAAAATAATAATCCAATTCCTCTGATGATTTGGTCAGCCAGAATAGAGTTATCTATAGCCCGTTGTTTTTGTTTCATTATCTCTTTTCGATTAAAAGAATCAATAATATCCTTGATTTCATCTAAACTTAGTTCCCAAAAATAAAAAGGATCTATCCCGCAGTCAACTGCATTTGGGTAAATCCCATTTATTAAGTCTGATATATTAGTTACAGTTGTTCTTTGGCTTCGTCCAATTTCTCGCTCATCATTTCTGCCATTGAACCAGAGAAAAAACCCGACGCTTGATAAATCGGGAAAAACACATCTGTCATGAATGCAGTTTGTGATCCTCCCTCATCCACATATTTTTCAAACATTTCTTCTACATCCTTATATTTGATACCGTGGTGAAATTTTTGCATAGCACCATGTGTAATTGTAAGCATAATCTTTAACGCTGGAACACCATTATCCAGGACGTTAACAAGATTAGTCTTAAACTGTTCTTCAAGTTTAGTAATTACACTTGTTGTGAGTTTTAATTTATACTCAACTCCATCGACTTCCCACGTAGCCCATGGGATTCTTTTATTTTCTTCCATAGCTGCCTCCTTATGCAATTTCTGGGTCAGTGATTGTCAATTTACTTTGAAGTGCAATGTTTAAGTTAAACTCAATAACACCATTAACTCCACCGCCAGTTCTTTTAACAGAAACCTGACCATCAAATTCAGTTGTAGTTCCATCCTTTAATGTTTCTTTAAAAGTAGCGATCTCCCCACTCTCCTCCAAAGCTCTCATCAAACGATATGGACTGTCTGTTGATGTATTTTCATATTTAAATTTATAGGTGATATCACCTGCATCACCGATACCCATTTCATACTGTTTAACGGTATCATCAAGATCTGTATTCTCTACTTTTTCAGGATCAACACCCATTTCAGGAATTTCTTTTAATCCTTTTAATTTTGTATAAGTACTTTCAGTAGCAGATTTTTTCTTATACTCTAAAGTTGCTCCATTTGCTAACATATAAATACCTCTCTTTCATTAATTTTTATGATACGTAAAAATTTTATTTGTATCTACAATCGCTTCATATCTCATAAGTTTATGCTTCATGCCCGAAGGCTCGCCAATATCTGAACATGAAATACGTTTAAAACCAAATTCAGCAATAACCTTATCAATATCAACTGCAGTCGATGAAGTACTCTTATTGCTCCAGATATCAATCCTAATGCGAATTAGTGATGAAGCTTCACCTTCATCGGTAACTTCATAAACACAGTTCTCTTCCTCGCAGTAGCTGACTGCTGGAAAATTTGTGAAATCCTGAGGATACGTATCGCTCAGATTATCAACAACTTTTTCAAGCTGCTCAACTATCTTATCTTTAATATTGATCATTTTTTCATCACCTTGACTATTTCCTTTCCAATATATCTATTCATCTCTTTAGTAATATCTTTTTTCTGATCATGCAGCGCTGGATAGAGATACGGCCGTGCCGGCATACCATTAGTACGGTATCCGATAACTTCACCACCGCTTTCTACAACACCCAAGCCATAATACTCAGCATCATCAACACTCATAGCATCAGCAGGTATCATCCATCCAGTTTGTGAATATTTAGGATTAACATTTGGAGAAATACCCGCATGGTTTTCCTGACCATTGGGACCTGTTCCAAGCTCATAGTAAATGCCATAATCAAGATTAGTGTAAATAGTACTGCTTGCTCCACTAGGCCTCTGTTCTGTTCTTTCCTTGATTGACCTACCTAAATTACCGCTCTTAGAATTAACCAAAAGACGTGCCTGCTTTTGTACAAGTAGACCACCTCGCTTTACTGATTTCTTTAAGATTTCACCCTGAACTTCATTAGACATTAAATTAAGCTTTTTTATGAGTTTATCCGCATTTTGAAATGTCATCTTAATTTTTCCAACTCAATGAATTTAAATTTGGGATAGCTCTTAATTGAAACCACCTTATATTCCGGCTCATCAATATTTATACATATGGCATCATTTTCACTTATATTTAAATCACCATAATAATTCATGTTAAGCATATAGGCTAGTCTTAGCCCATAAAGTTCCGCTTGTACTTTTCCACCAGCTGGCCAGATTACCGCTTCACCTCCAACAGGATCAAGATATTCTAAAGCTGTATTACGTTCAGTATCTTTTTTTACGATATATTTTCTAAGTTTGAATTTCTTCATCTTTCTTCTTAGCATTTAATCGCCTCCTAGCAACAGCACTAAGTCTATATTTATCGATACCCGAAAGTATCTCATCTTCACTGCGATAGCTGCGGTTTACTCCGCCCTCGCTATGACTTGACTCCCCGGATTCACCATCTCGTTCATATCTCGCAACTGCAAGATCAAACTTGAAATGTTCAAGTTCTTTCACCAATGACGGGCGATTAGTTTTTTCAAGAACAGTTTCCTCAGCTTTATCAAGAAAAAGAGAAACCGATATATCGTCAGTTTCTCCTGTTACTTTCTTAAACTCTTCTTCGATAGTCATTACTGATTACCTTGAGCATCCTTAATGATTTTACGAAGTTCATCACAATTCAGCCCGTCACTATCCAAACCAAGTTCTTCAGCAGTTTTCTTTAAATCCTCCAGCTTCATTTTATATAAAGGAACTTTTTTGTCCGTATCTTGATTAGACTGTTCTGATACATCAATTCTTTTGTAGCCAAGCTTTGCAAACCTAGAAAATTCTTTTTCATCGATAATGAGTTCTACATTTTCTTTTAAAACACGCATATCGACACCCCCCTATTCAGTTGGTTTTGCATCTTTGATATTTACAAAAATTGAATCTTCTTTATTCTCTAAAGTCCATAATTCATGGAATCTACGATAGTCCATTGCCCATGCATTTGCTTTTTGATTTGTCAATGGATCGAAGATTCTCATTACATCCTGTTTAGAAATAGCGATTGGTGTTGCTCTTGGAACAATAATAAAGTTTGCCTCCAACGCTTTAGTTCCTTTCACATATCCGCCTTGTTCTTGACCTGTTGTTTTACCATCATAGATTGTAATTGAAGAATACATTCTGTTTTGTGGTGTTTCAATGATTGGTACATGATCAACTGCAGGAACAATTGTATCAATACCACCTTGAGAGAATGTAACAGAAGTAAGTTTCCCCGCCATTTCTAACTCTAACTGCAGTTTTGCTGCTGCTGTCATATGAATTACTAAATCTCCGTTATACCCATTATCTCTAATCTTAGAAATTCCTGTCTTTACCTTCTCTAACATTGTTGTTTTCTCTGGTGTATACCCGTATTCAACCATAGTTCCTTTAGTAATTGCAGTTGTAATCAATTTTGATAAACGATATGCATCGATTTCCGGTACTACCCACATTCTTTGGAATTCACCCATTACTGTAGATGCTGTTGCTACAAAGTTTGTTTCATCAACATCCATAGGATCCAATTGAAACTTACGCCCACGATCTTGAGTCATTGTTCTTGTTTCATAAGACAAGTTAATTGCACCCTGTTGATAACCGTTATCACGATCATAGGCTCCTAACCCCTGTAATGCAATTTTAGGAATCTTTACCTCAGCACCTCCGCTGTATCTTACCTGACCGGCATTTGCTTCCATCCATCCTGTCAATGCTTCCTGTTGTGCTACTAAATCTAATGTCTGTTGAAATAAAGTAGCTGTTGCTAATGCGTTAATTGGCATAAATTAATCATCCTTTCTATTTGCCCATCATATTTTTATAAATAAGTTCAGCATCTGTTGTTTTATCATCAGTTGCTTTTTTAATCGGCTTACCGCCTTTGATACGGTCCTCTACTGCTTTTTCTACTGCTGATTGAAATGCTTTTTCTACTGTTTCAATCGATTTGTTGCAGCTCTCAGCATCAGTAAAATTTAAAATTTCGGCCAACGTAATAGGAAGCCCTTTATCCGCCAACTGTTCTTTAGCTTGGGCAATCAATTCTCTACGAGTAATTGCTGTTTCTCTGTTTTCTAAATCCTTTATTCTTTTCTGTTCCTGATAAGCCTTTTTTTCCTTTTCATTCATGCTTGCTAATTTTTCAGCCTCTGTTTGCTGATCAGCAAGTTGTTTTTCCCAGGATTTACGTTCTTTAGCCACTCTGCCTTTAATTATTTTATCTACTTCTTCCTGAGTGAATGTTCTAGGATTTTCTTGATGTTCACCATCATCGCCATCTTCGTTTCCAGAGTCTTCACTGTCGCTATCACTGGCGCCTTCATCAGCAAACAATTGAATATTTAATGGATACGCTAATGGCCACTTTCTAAATAAATCTTTACTCATAAATTCCTCCATTTTAAGTCCGTATGACTATCCCACAGTTTTTTGTCATAAGTTTTTGGACATAATAAAAGGCAAGATTTCTCTCACCGTAATTAATTTGATTTTTCTTTCTGGACTTGTTTGATTTCAACTGCAACACCCGCATCGACTAACTCCTTAATGCGTTTAGGATCAGCAACTGTCATTAAGGCTCCTTCACGGTAAGAAAGACCAGTATTCTTATCAATCATATTCTTTACAACTTTTAGTTTTGCCATCTAACCACCTCCTTTTAGGTAAAATAAAAACACGCTACAAATCAATTAACGTGTTTTATAAATTTATAAATCAAATATACTGTGCATATAGCTATCCAAATTAATAATAGAATTAGTCTAATCTTGAAATATAACTCCATCTTGTCATTAGCTCTGTTATTTTCGTATAACTGTCGTCTTTAGCCATATAACTCAAGTTCCTTTCTCAATGCATCATTATAAATTTCAACAACTTCCCATCTTCCGCCTTCATATTCATGATCATAAGCTGCTTTAGGGCGAGACGTAGGATAAAGATAATCTTCTTCACTGTCATCAACAATGCGAAGCATTCCGCTATCAACACCAACACAATCGTAAACTTGATTGTTAGTTAAACCGTCAACACCAAATGACTTACCAATATATCTGAGCTTTCCATACAATTCCATTTTTATTTCTTTATCAAGTTCACACTGATAAACCATTATAGTTTTCATATTAATCTCTATCCTTTCTTAATTTCACTTTTGGTTCATATTGATGCTTATCATGTTCATACCAATGAACATCAAATATATATTTATCTGACGTAACTTTTGCAACTTTTTTAGACCAGTTATCAATGTTCCCGCCGTATTTTTCCGATAATCTTTTTGCTGCTCTAAGAGTTTTATCGTTACCTTTTCCCGCGATAATATGTGTATTCGTTAAAGCTGCACCTGTTGGGATAAATCCCTGCTCACCTTGCCATACATAATCAAGATGTTTATGCAGTATCCATCCGTTATTTGTCGCTTTGTATAATAATTTTAAGTCTTTCCAATCCTTACCATCATTATACTTCAAATCTTGAAATTTTGCGAACGTTTCTGGCAACTCTTTACCACCAATAACACTCTTATAACGCTTAAATTGTTCACGATCCTTTTTAGCATTTAAGACTTTCTTTCTGAAGGTTTCAACGTTATCTTTACCATGTTCTTTTTGCTGATTTCTTAACCACTCCTGGTAGTTTTGATTAGCACTAACAATTTTATCTTTACCTGTGACTGGATCCCTAACTCTACGCTTCATCTTAGCTTCAATTGCCTTATTAATAACCGGCTCAGTTGATGACCTGCAGTTTGGATGTAATGGTGGAACATTTACCCCCTGCACTGCTTTATCAAGCGGTATAGTTGAATGGTCATGTGTTTGACAGATTGGAGATGTCTTCATATCATGCACCGCACAAAAACGTACCATTTCAATATCAGCTTCTCGATACGCTTCCATATCTAAAGCATTACTAATAAAGTCACTCTCTGTACAAATAAGTCTTCTGGAATTATAAGCACCGACAGCAAACTTTTCAACGATCGTATCAGCCATCTGTTTTTCACTTTTACCAGTTAACACACCCATCAGCATTTCTTCTTTGACTGAGTCTGCTAAATTCTGGGTATTATCCCAGATACGCTCGCTATAGTTTTTACCACTCCATTTAGAATTAAGTAATTTATCGGTAACCTCTGGATCAATATTTTCAAAGCTAAAGGCTATACTGGTTCTTTCATGGAGATTATAGATTGAGTTAAAATAAGAATCATATGCTACATCAATATACGTGAGTGTATTGACTTCTTTTTCACGCTTGTAGACTTCTCTCATCATCACATCGAGATTCTTCTGTGAGTCCTGAAGCTTATTGATTCTATATCGATACGCTGGAGCTTCTAGTTCTTTAAGAAGTTCTTTTCTTTCCTCACCTTTAGCTCCTGCCTTTAATCTTTTAAGCATCTGATCATATGAAGTTGGATCAGTTAAACCATTTAACAGAGCCTTGGCTTCAGCTTCACTTAAACTATGCTTTTTCCTGTATTTATCAAAAACACCCTGGATCTGTTCATTAAAATAATAACAGGATTTTTGATAAAGCTTTGCCAGTTCCTGACTTGAGGCTTCTGCGATTTCCATAGCTCTTTGAATATGTTCAGCCTGTCTATTACGCCAGTAGTTACTCACTCCAATACCTCAATAAGAAACTTCATAAATTTGTTAAGCAGCTTTATTATTGGGAGCAGAATCTTTTTTAGCTGTTTATTTATTTTTGTTTTTATCTTCCCCATCAGCTTCTTCATCATCTTCACCCCCTGAGTTGTTAAACGGTACATTATCTGCTACACCAAACATTTTTTGCTGACGTTCCACTGCTTTGTCGTTCTCTTCATCAACTTTTTTAATTTCAGTTTGGGCATCTTCAACAAAATCAAGCTGATTCAACAATGTTTCCTGTGATACGAAACCTTTTAAATTAGTTATAATTTGAGACAGCTCCAACAAGTTCTTAGGCAGTCCTCTTGAAAAAGTTGGAATGATTGCAGTTGGATTAATCGAAATCGCTTTAAGATTAAGATAATTACAATACAATGTTATACGCTGTTTAAGTGCCTTTTTATAATAACGCTCTTTAGTTTTAGTTATCATCTCAAGACCAAGTAACTTATATTCCATTGCCACACCTGAACTGTTGCCAACAAAGTTTTCATCAGTAAGATTAGGAACATGGCTGAATGTATAAATATCTTCTTTAATAGCTTTTCTTAATACTTCCATTCCCGATTCATCAAAAGTTCTAGCAATGTATTCTGCTTTTGCATCAAGCGGTAACTCAAGTAAACCATTTTCTTTAAGTATCTTAACTACCTCACTGACTTCTTCTTCATCATCGCCCATCAAAGCCCCATAAACTACAAGAAGCGCTTCAACAAACTGTTCTTTGTCATTTACGCGGTCACTCATCAACGTGTTGTAAGCGTCAATTAAACTAATCTGTTGTTCAAAATCACCAACTCCATTTTTATTATTTAGAATCTGAATAATCGGGACATCACCTAAAAAATGTTCTTTTGGTTCTTCATCTACATAAACATTGTTTTCATAAGTTCCTTCAAGCAGCAGCTCATAGATATAATTTTCTGTTCCAACAGTAGCCTTGTATTTGTACTTTCCGGTAACAGCATCTTTAAAGCGATAGTAATAAACCCCAAAAAGAATATTTTCTTCAATAGTATCATCACATACTAGAAATGTATGTTCCGGTTCTAGATTTTTTGATACTGGTGTTGTCTCATTTTCTTTAACATAGACATACTCATACGCAACACCTGCAACACTCATATCAAGCGCATTGTCATGATCAACATCGTCAACATCAGCCAAATCAAATGCGTCTGTAAGTTTATCAATATTCATTTTCTTGTCACTTGTAGAAAATGATATAGCCGAGCTTAAAAAGTAACCCGTCGCAGTATCGCTTATATCCTTTGCGTGATTACATACAACTTTATTATTACTGGAACCCTTTATTTTTTTAGTTCGCCCTTGAACCTTATGTTTACCATCATAATAGCGCTGATTTTTTCTAATTTTAGATGCCACGCTAGAGTGCTTACGAATTAAATCCCTAATCATCGTTTTATTTAGATTTGTTTCATCATAATCATTAGCATCGATTGTAAAATTTTTCATCAGCTACCTCCTTGATTTGTATATTTAGAGCGGTTTTTACCTGCTCTTGCTTTATTTCTAATAACATCTGTTTCACATCCATAACGAGCTGCATCAATCGTATGATTATTCTTATCAGGAAATTCACCTTTTAAGTTTCCCTCCCTATCCTTTTCAATTTCATAGTCATTAAACTCTCTAGCAGCGTTAGGACATCGTGTGGGGTCTATAATTATCTGTTCTAGATCCTGAAGCCATTTAATCCCGTTTTCTACACTGTCAGGCCCTTTCTTTGCACCAACGATATTTAATCCCAACAACTTGAATTCGTTAATTGTACGAGGTTCAGCACTATCTGCTGTAACTAATTTGTTTAAAGGATTTAGTTTTTTTATTTTCTTTACTGCTTTCTTGTTTGAAAGACGTGTACCATAAACCTCACCAAAAATAAAAAGACGTCTTCTCGTCTTGTCATAATTCATTTTTAAATAAGCTAATGGATCACCGGCATAACCAAAATCAAGTCCGTTCTTCAAACGATCAAATACTGCAATCTCATCATCACTGATTTCTCTAATATCAAGATTAGTGAACACTTCACCGCCAGTGCCCGTAACTTCTCCAAGATAATCATGATTGTACTTTTCTTCATTAATAACCTTTAAATGCTCCGCTTCAATAAGAAACTGCTCGCCAAGCCACTCTCTCGGCGCCTGAAGATAAGTAGTATGACTTATGTAAGTATCTGGTCTTTTGATAAGGACTTGCTTATTACACCAGTTTCTTTGACTTTCAGGAGGATTAAACGAGTAGAATACACAATATTCAGGACCACCACGCAAAAGAGACTGATTAATATTCCTGATCTTATCGTAGGATTCAAACTCATCACATTCTTCATACCATACATATTTCACATATCCGACAAATACCTTTGTAGATTTAAGTTTCTTTGGGTTATCAGCACCCTTGAATAAAATAACCTGTCCTGTTGGCTTATATGTCATTTGTAGTTTGGATTCAGGTATTTCCCAATCCTCCTGAGCGTTAAGCATATAAATACCCCATTTGATCTGTTCATATACTGAACCTCTCAAAGTATCCTTTACCCTTCTAATAACAACTGCATTAGACATTAGGCCATTTTGTGCATCTCTCATAATGCCTAAAGGAATTTCAATTCCTATAAATGATGATTTAAGAGACCCTCGACCACCTTTTAACCAGTAATGGGTATATTCGCACTCCTTAATCAGTTTATGCACATCCCAAAACGCAGGACCAATTATTGACTTCAAACTAACTTTTTTAGCCATCTATATCATCAACTATCATCGTTTTGCCATTGGAAGTAACATCAACCTTTTCAGTCCACATTCCATAACGTCTCCCTAATAGTTCAGCAGCCCTTAGACTTTCCTTTTCATCAGGCGGTTTCTCAATAACCTCCTGCATGCCGTCACCGCACATGGCCAGTACACTCGAAGTTGATTCACCACGCATTACTGAAGTTAGATATTCCATGACTTCCTGTTGTTTAGCAACACGTTTACTGGCGATTTCATCCAGACGCTGCTGAATATAATCCCAGATTTCTTTTTTCTTCAAAAGTTTATTTGCTCTAACTGCAGCAGCATTATCGCTTTTGATATTAGGATAAGCAGCTTTATATGCTCTGGTGCCGTTTAGATCAATCAAATATTCATCTGCAAATATCTTTTGTTTTTCGGTCATAAACGACACCTCACTTTCTATAATCAAAAAAAGCGAACTATTGTCCGCTGATAATATTAAACTGGTTGCAGGAGGTGGAATTGCACCACCAACTCCAGGAAAGGACCCTGGTAAGCTGCTACTTGCTATATCCTGCTATATTTGGATAAAAGAAAAACCACAACTTGTGTGGTTTATTTAAATGGTTTAGATATGAATTCATCAGTTAAGTTTGTATAATCTATTTTTAAATCTTGACACATTAATTTAACAACCTTTATAAGTTTTTCATTCGTTACATTTTCTTTCAAATTTTCTAGTTGCCTTAAAATTTCACTGTTTTCATTAAAAACTATAAAAGCTTCATTTAAAAATCCTGCAAGCTGAGTTTTTCTATTCTCATCAATCGGTCTTGTTATAGCATTAATATTGCGCATAATAGACGCTAACAAATCTAGTTTGCGCTGTCTCCGTTCTTGTCTTTTATAATAAATAACTGTTATAAATGTAGCTACTATTCCAGATAGTAGTGAAGATATAATAGTGATATAAATTGATTCCATATACCCTTTTTCTCCTCCCATATTTTTTATAATTATCTTAATTATATCACATCATTCCAGATAAAGCGACACCACGAATTACACAAAATGATTCGGAGGCATTAAATGAATGACGTACCAGCACCAGGTGATCCGCTTTATCTGGAGACAAAAAAAGCTCTGGGAGAATGAGCTTTTTTCATATTTGTATAATCAAGGGGAAGTATAAGAAACACGAATCAACCAAAAAGAAATTATTGGAGTGGGGCTTTACCAAAAACTCCACATATACACTATATCACATATAAAATAGCAATAGGTGCTATTTACTGCCAATCTTTCTATAATTTAATCTGATTTATCCCTAAATTATGATAATTACGAATTTGAGAATAACTATAGTTCATTAATTCAGCTATTTCCTGATACGTCTTAAACTGCAGATATTTATAACCAATCACTGATCTTGCTTTTAGATCAGGAATTAAATTAATACAATCTTCGATTTCTTCCATTTCATTCATCAATCCCTGCTTCTCCGCTATATATTGACTGATTGTTTTATGACCGCCCAATGATGGACCGTAATTAATCGCCTTTATTCCCATCATCTGATTATCTATAAATGTAATCCTATCGCATTTATCACGATAGGATTTTAAATACTGTACCTTTTCGTTGTAGTCCATTCATTCTCCTCCTACAGCATTTCTTTAAGTTTAACTTCCAGCTTGCGTATATACAATACGACTGTGTCCTTAGCACTTTTGCATCCTTCAAGCGAATCAAGCTGCTGGTAACGATCCAACAGCTCCTTCATGAGTTCTTGTTTAGTCATTTCTAAATCCTCCTTATTTTGTAACAGTATCTGTTAGAAGATTAACTGCCTTTAATACACTCTCAAGTGTACTGCTGTACTCTTTTTCATTTTCACGATCAGCTCTTAACATCTTATTTTCACAGATTAAATCATCAAGACGTTTTTTTAACTCAATACATTCGTGCTCATAGTTATGAGCCGGTTTTCTGGATTCAGCTTCAGCAAGCTTATTGATCTCACTATACACTGCACCAACAGCTGCATCCCAGCCTTTACTGTACTCATCGGATGCATCAGTACCGCCAAGACTGGCAACTGCTTCCTGTATCTTCTCTAGTTCTACTTTCATTTATTTGGCTCCTTTCAGCGGACACCAGCGAGGAGTTCTATAACCAAGCTGATACCGAGCGCATTCTTTCACTAGTCTTGGACCCAGAATATTATCCGGATGATAACAGTAATACCCGCTTTTTTCTATTTTTGAATCTTTATAATCAAGGTGTTTACATTCATTACATTTCATTGTTCTTCCTCCTGTATTCCCTTTGATAGTGCTTTTGATACCAACGCTCACAGTCTCTGCAGTAGCTGTTGTATCGGCTTTATGATTTCATGAACCTAAAGTTATCAATTGTCTTATATTCACCGCACATCGAGCATTTTCGTTTTTCCATACACTGTCCTCCTATACGTACAATCTTAACTTTTATTAACGTGTACCATTCTTTTTGATAAACTCAATTACATCACTAACGTTCTTGAATGTTGTCTGCTTCTGCATATTAATTGAGCCAATAATTGTATTAGCGATTAAATAAGGATCATCCGTATTCTTCGCCCTAGCCACTCTACGAATCATGATCATATTGTCATTTAACCTAGTCGGCTTTACAGGTTTCAAACTGTTGGGCTCAAGTAATGGTTTAAGCTTCTCATGATAACTTTTAGTAACCATTGTTGTCTCGCCTTCACAATAATAAAGCCTGTTCAGGAATGATTTGCTAAGTCCGGTAATATCAATCGCCTCAGTAATATTCTGCGCCAGGGTCCCTTTATCAAGCTTTTTTAAAGCATCTTTAAAATCCTGAACTACAAGCTTTACCTTTGGCTCTTTTGTACGTCCCCCTCTGCCTTTTGATTTAGCTGGAACTTCCGGCATATCGATGTCAGCAATCTCTGCTTTTAACAGCGATGCAAATCCAACATATACCCCCAGCTCGTCCATATTTAATTCTATATTTAAATCATTTTTAGCCGCTAATGCTTCTATATCCTCAATAAATTTATTAGCTGTTTCTGTTTCTACTATGATTCTTCTCATTTCTTATTTCCTCCACGATTTAAATCACAACTACTTCCAACAGCATAAAACAGCTGGGTTTGTTCATACACCATTTTAAACTTCTTACATTTACTTCGAGTTCTGCTTATTGGTTCACCACTTACTTTGCAGAAATTATTTATATTTTTACGACATGATTTACATATTACTGCCATAACTAATTCCTCCCTAAATTTTTTCTAAATGTATCCATATACCAGGTATTTCAGCCCAAAACTTTTCGATAGTCTCACTGGCCACTCTTGCATCATTAACATAAAACCCTAACTTCTCCATGATGTCTTTTAAAGCTTTGTTTAAATTGTCAGTATCAGGTTTCGTATACTTATACTCACCGTCGTAATGTTTTCCACCGTTCAACGGAAAACACCACTTCACAACTAACCTTAACGCTCCGTCTAATGGTTTTTCAGGTCTATGAGGCAGTAGATTAACCATCAACTTATTTTTAGCCTTCACTAGATCAGGCGGATCATAGAATACCGGCTTACCATTAACAACTGTTACATCTTTTTCCTGAGCGGTAACAGTTGGTGGTATCATCGGCATAAAAAATTCAATTATTGCTTTCATTTAAACCCTTATCACCTCATACATAAAGTCACTGCCGATAAAACTGTTAACTTTTATTCTGAATTTTTCACTTATAACAAACATTCTAAAATATTCAGACTCAGGTGAAATATCAATCGAAAGTGGACAAATCGATTTTAGAATCCCATTACCATCCATCAGCGGCAGATGAATAACATCACTGTACTTAGTCAGCAATAATTCTTTTCCAGTCACACAGTTATATCCAATGACCTCAATACATGCAAAACCGCTATCATGCACTTCATCACTTTTTTTAAATCTCAATTCCGTGAAAAGATTTTGACTCTTATCATTCATCAGTTATCACTCCCTCTTTTTCTTTAGCATCATTTTTATCTATGCGACAGGTTGGTGCCACTTTACGTTGCGGTATGGGTGGTCGTCGTGCGTAAGCTGTCGCACGACTACCTATACCCGCGTAAGTGGGGTGGTCCGACAACACTTTTATATACGTAGTATATATATGGTCCGTCGCACCCCCGACCGACCATGGTTAATCGCACCTGTCGCACCCTTTTATTTTTCCTTTCTTCTAATATATTTTTTCTTATCTTCACCATAATAAGTTTCATAATTTTTACATAATTCTTGATTACTTTTTTGTCCACTTCCAAGCCATCCTAATAGAGTTCTTGATGTGGTATTTAATTTTTCAGCAAGTTCTTCAGCAGAAATTTCTCTATTTTCCAATTCAATATTTGAGAACTCTATTTCAAATGAATTGACTTTACTGATTTTATTTTTTTGAGCTTGCTCCTGTCTTTTTTCTTTTGCCTTTTGCCACTGCGGCTTTATATCATCAGGCTGAATGTCATTCAATACGCCACTTTTATCAACTTTATGAACAGGATAATCAAACCAAAGATTTACTGGACTAAATTTACTGAACTCTCTAAGTGTTCCTTCTATTCGCCATGCTGAAATCTTTTCAACTTCTTCACGAGCATGATTTAACATAGTGTCAAACACCCCGTATTTTCCTTTAGGTATACGTTTTTTACAATAGTCAACCATTTCCCTTTGACTTAGCATATCGTCCTGAGAAACATCCTCCTGCCATCCAGGATAATTCTTATCCAAATAACTAATACAAAACTGACATGCTGCATTATTCTTTAACTGCTTATATACATTTTCGCCAGGTTCCAATTCGATAAGGTCCATAAGTGCATCAGGATCACGAGCAAAAACTCCAGAGCCTGAAGCTCGGTCCATTGAACGTTTACCACCCTGCGAACCTTTTGAATGGTGATGGCAGTATACAACTGCAGTTCCCAACTCATTACATATCTTGTCAAACTGGTTACAGAAGTTGGCCATCTGATCAGCGCTGTTTTCATCACCTGTTATGACTTTATAAATTGGATCTATGATAATAGCTATGTAATCCTTTTTGGCCGCTCTCCTGATTAGTTTAGGAGCTAGTTTATCCATAGGAATGGATTTACCCCTAAGATTCCAAATATCGATATTAGAAAGATTATTAGGCGTTATATGCAGAGCATTGTAAACATCTTTAAAACGATGGAGACACGATGCTCTGTCCAATTCTAAATTTACATACATAATCTTTCCCTGAGCACAATTGAAATCAAACCACTTTGTACCTTCGGCTATTGCTATACACATTTCAATAAGGGCAAATGACTTACCAGCTTTTGATGGACCGGCAATAAGCATCTTATGTCCCTGCCTTAATACACCATCAATCAGTGGCGGTGCAAGATCAGGCATATTATCCCAAAATTCATTCAGTGATTCAGGATCAGGAAGATCATCATTTACTCCCTCTATCCATTCAAACCATTCATCCCATGAACTCTTGCCTATGTTGGTTCCTACAAGAAACTGTTTTTTACCATTTCTCACAACTCCCGGCATCCTTGACAGTCTTGAAGGATTACGATTTTGTGTATCTATCTCTAGACCGTTTTTCTTACAAATGTTATATAAATAGTCAACACGTTTTCTATATTCTCTATAATCGGCTGCTTCTATTTTTACTATCGCATGGAGTGATTTACCGCCAGAATGAACTAAACAGGCTACCGGCAATTCTAATTCTCTAATGATTGCATTTTGCTCATCAACACTCATAGAGTCGCTTTCAACTAGGGCATATCTATAATCTGTTACATTTTCATTTTTAACACCGTTTCCATCAACTGGATTGAAACGGATCCATGCACCGATTTCCGGATTATAATCCCCAATAACTTCACCTACGTCACCGTTACTTTTAGCAAGCAGTTCAATGAGTTTACCTGCAGTTCTGTCACAGCATCCTTTTGTTGGAAGATGTTTCTGCTTTTCTTCGTTAAACCATGACTTTGTTACATAAGCTACATTTTCAGTAGAATCAAATAATGTTTCCAGATAGGTAATAAGTTCAGCTGATGGGTCCCAACCCCGTGGTTCCCGAACCTCCTTGACCTCAAGCCAGTTCCTGTCTACTATTACCTTTTCATCTTTCGCATTTATAACATCATCCCAGTCAAGTTCATGACCGGCCCCGTCTTTTACTGGCGGTGTCCACCCCTGATCTTTTGCATATTGAACAATCGTACCTCCGGTAACCCCAGAGCCAGTGAATGTATCCCACTTTTTTAAGCACTCTTTATCATGGTAACGTTTGGAATCCCTCCGGCTCCATGAATCCCATTCACTGACTGAATAGCCTTCGTATTTTAAAGCCATACCTACACAACACCACTCCTGGTAATTCAAACGTGACGGATCTATGTAATTAAGTATTTCAATTAGATCAGTTGTATATTCCACCGGCTATTCTCCTTTGTATGTTTTTGGATCAATTCCTTTGGGTATCTTCCATCCGCTTGCTGCAATCCGGTTTATCAGACTGCTTGCAGCATCAAAACTCCATGTTCCCACGTGCTGAAAACCACGGCTTTCAAGAAATCTAATTTGTTTAGGTGTAGTTAATCCTTCCTGACGTCTCTTATCCAAACGGTCAAGTAACAAATTAGCTTTTCCTGCATTGTCAATTTCATCTGGAAAAATACCGAATTTTTCTAAAGCCTTTATCTGCTTATCACTTGCTGGTGCCATTTCCCAGCCAAATAATGGCTTATATCCTGATAAATCCTGATCCATTATGCTCATTTCAAACTGCAGCGGATCAACAAGTTTTCTTTTACGTTTTTTCATTTCACTCAGCAGTTTTGCTAACGATTCTTCACGCTGAGCAACTACATCATTTGAAGCCTGCTCTTCTGCATCTTCAATATCGATAGCTTCTAACACATCTTCAGGAAGACAGGCGTTCGCTTTATCTTCAAGATTCTTTGTCATTGTTTTAGCCACTTCTTCATCTTCACAGATAAGATTGGCCGGATGACATAATTCATGACGTTCAGTGTGCCATAAAAAATCAAGCAATAATAAATGGTCCTTGCCCTCGCACAGACGAGTTCCACGTCCGACCATTTGCGAATATAAACTTCGTACCTTTGTAGGACGTAGTACGATAATACAATCGACTGACGGGCAGTCCCATCCTTCAGTTAACAACATTGAATTACATAAAACGTTGTATTTATCATTTTCAAAATCTTTCAATATTTCACTGCGGTCTTTACTGTCACCATTTACCTCTGCAGCTCTGAAACCATTTTCATTGAGAATATCTCTAAATTTTTGAGAAGTCTTTACAAGAGGCAGGAAAACAACCGTTTTCCTATCCATACAGTATTTTTTCATTTCTTCAGTAATCTGATGAAGATACGGATCCAGCGCAGTACCTATATCGCTTACCTTGAAGTCACCAGCCTGAACTCCGACACCGGACAAATCCATCTTTAACGGTAACGTAAGCGCCTTTATAGGTGCTAAAAACCCCTCTTTAATTGCTTTAGGCAAAGTATACTGATATGCTAAACTTTCAAAATAACTACCAAGATTTCTCATATCCCCGCGATCCGGTGTAGCAGTTACACCTAAGACCTTGGCTGTATTAAAATATTCCAAAACTCTTTGATAACCATCACTTAAACAGTGATGCGCCTCATCTATAATAATTTTGTCAAAATAATTTCTGGGGAACTGTTCCATTCTTTTTGGTCTCTGCAATGTCTGCACTGAGCCAACAACTATTCGAAACCAGCTCCCAATACATGTTTCTGATGCTTTTTCCATTGCACACCCTAATCCTGTTGATTTCGCTATCTTATCTGACGCTTGTTCAAGCAATTCTCCACGATGTGCCATTATAAGAACTCTATCCCCGTCCTTAACACAGTCCTTTGCAACTTCAGCAAAGACAATAGTTTTTCCACAGCCGGTAGGCAAAACTAAGAGAGTCTTTTGAACTCCCTTGTTCCACTCATTGAATATTGAATCGTGTGCCTCCTGCTGATATGGCCTTAACTGCATTAGAACTGTCCAGGATTATATTGAGGTGCTTGATTAAATGACTGCTGCACTTCATCTTTTGGATAGAATTTCTTGATTTTGTTGTACATATTTCCGTTATACTCCTCAGGAACAACTTTGCATCTACCAGTTGCTCCTGGAACCATTTGCCAGTTCATTCTGAGCGGTTCATCTTTTTTCTTCTGTCCTATTCCTCTAAAAAATTCACTAAGCATTGTTTCCAGCTTAGAATGAAGCAATAGATTGTGTTGAATCTTTACATCTCTTCCACTTGCGGGATCAACAATTACAATTGTTAGATTTGCCTGATTACATGGTGGAATCTTTTTACCTCCTTCATATCTTCCCCGTTCAAATCTTTCTACTCTAAAATCATAATCACCAGCAGGAAGTGTAATATACTCCTGCTCCTGCTGAATTGTATCATCCCATCCTAGTTCTCTTTCCATACCGTTTTGTTGTTGATAATTATTATCCATTACTTATATCCTCCTAAAATTGTCTAATCTGCTCATCGATTATTTTAAATACCTGCGGCCATGCTGCGATAAGCACACCGTCAATAAAACTCGAATCATAATTTTCTATTGGTGTTTCATAAGGATAGTACCCTTTGCTTGCCACAGCTTTTTTTAATTCATCTTCAGTAACTAAGTCCTTATTCATTAGATCTATCAATGCTCTAGGTAAAGCAGAATTACTTTGAGGCATTACTTTTGCTTCAGCTGTTTTAATCACTGGTTCCAGTTCGCTTCCTAGCTGATCAATCTTTTTACTGATATTTTGATTTGATTCAACTTGTGGCTGAACCGCCTGAGATTGTACTGATTCCATTGATCGAGTATTTATTTCAGTATTTTGTACTATCCCATTAAAGATATGCGCGATGCCTGTATAATCTAAAGGCATTTCTTCAGGCAGTCCAAATCTGTTTTTTGCATCCCAGCAGGGATGGTGAGTAGTATACATAACACGCTGACCACCCTGTGCCTTGTGTTTCTTACCTTCTTTATCGGCTGCTACACTAAACGTTTTATAATTAGCAAATAAGACTATATCGGCCCATTCTTTTGTAAGCGGGGCTGTTTGTGCTGTTGTTTTTTTACCAAGTTTCAGCTCATAGCGATCATAAGCTCCCATTTCATTAGGCTGTTCAAATTTTCTAATTACTGCATGTGCAGTTAATAAAACATTGATATTAGCCACATCAATCACATCCTGGAGAAGATTTAAGAATCTACCCCATTCTTCTGCGACGTATGTATAGCCGTTTCCGTATCCAAATTCTTCAACCCCACTCTTGCCGTGTCTTGAACACACTGCTTCTACACATAGTCTTTCAGCCCAGTCAGCGGTATCAATCACAAGTGTCTTACATGGTTTTGTCTGAATGATCCACTGAACTTCCTGGATAATCATCTGCCAAGATGTCGGTTTAGGCAGTCTTTTAACATCAAGTTCTTTTGTAGATCCTTCGGTATCGATAAATAACGGATCAGGAAACTTTGAAGCAAAGGTTGATTTACCAATTCCCTCTGGACCATAGAAAACTACTTTCTTAGCACCGTTTATAACCCCATCTGTAATTACAAATCCATTCATTAAAACTCACCCTCTTTCCATTTAGGTGTCTCAGCTTGTTCTTTTATACCTCCATTTACTGACGATAGCACTGATGGATTTTCTTCAAGCATTTGCCCCTTTACGTATCCATCTTCAATTACAATCGAGCATTCATCACCAGTAGATACTCTTGTAGCAATTGCCTGCAGCCCTTCCTGTTCAAGCCACGCTCCAAATTCATTCATAGTCTCAATATCCATTTGTTCTAACTTATCAATCAATACAAATCCACAATCCGGATTTAATTTACGTACAATAGCAGTTGCAACTCTTAACTGGTCGCTCCCGCTCATTCCATCCCATTTCTTGCCGTTATATGTAAGTTCATTATCTTCAACACTTAGTCCAGGAAGTGGCAGATCAGCACCTTTTAACAGATCAATACGCTGTTTGCGAATCTCTTCAATCTTTACAGTCATTTCATTATACTGACTAGCGTAATTATTCGCGTCTTCTTCAGCCTTATCCTTATCTAAATTTGCTCTAACTTTACGATTTATTTCTTCAATTTCAGCAAGATTTTTTTCAAGTTCTTCAGTTGACTGATCAATAAGAGCTAGTGCATCCGTTTTAGCAATAGTTAGATCATTTGTCGCTTTGTTTAATTCAGTTTGCTTAGCTAGTAACTGTTTTTGTAGTGCAGCTACCTCTTCAGTTAAAATCGATACACTGTATTCAATTTGAGTTACTTTATCACGCTTGCGTTGATTCTCCCCGTTCTTTGCTAATATTGCCTGTTGCTGATTAATTAGCTCCTGAGGCGAAATTAAATCTTTAGGTGCTTCAGAATAAAATACCTGTTCTTTAGCATATTTTTTCTTTTGATCAGCAATTCGTCCAATAGCCAATCGATTATTATAGATTTCACTTTCTTCATAATTCAGCTTTGCAAGCTGTTCCCCGACACCAATTATTCTTAATAGAATATTAGCTTTCTCCTTATTTGAAGCTTCCATAAACTTTGGAAGATCCAAAGCCAGTTCTTCGATAAATCCATTCAGTATCTGCTGACCTGCCTTGTTTCCATTAGGGTCAGTAATCTTTAATGCGCTGTTCTTACCTTTACGCTCCACTACCAATCCATTGCTTAATGTAATATTCAGATTAGGTGGAACTGTGGATCCTTCTCTAGCAGCATTACTCGGCTTAAATTTATTGCCACCCAGTGCCCATGCAATACTGTCTAATACCGATGTCTTGCCCTGGTTGTTTCTTCCACCAATAACTGTCAAACCATTTTGATTTGGTTCAACTTTAACTGCTTTAATGCGTTTTACATTTTCCAATTCCAGCCTGTTAATTTTAATTGTCATTTCTGTTTCCTCCCTTAAAAGTAATGATTTTGATAATCTTATTCTTTTTGATGACATAAACTTTTACAGTCTCGTCATTTACATTCGTTTCTACACGACAGCGGATATTTAGATCCTCACGCTTCTGTTCGATTATTTCAAAATAAGCATCATTAAGATTCTTACTGAACATGTTATGGTTGAAGTTAGTTGACATCTTTGTTATCCTCCCCAAGCATCACTTTCAAAATATCCTGTATATCTTTAGATGAAGAACTTTTCTCCTTTGTAAACTTTTTTGTAGTATATTTTTTTTCGTAGAAATCTTTTGATTCAACAACTAATTCCACCGCTTCATGAAATGTAATATTCTCTAAATTCATCAGAGCCTCCAAAAGCTGTTGAACTGCTGTTATGATTCGATCTGAATCAATATTTTCACCTGTGCATTTGACTTCTTCTCTACAAAATTCAAACTGAATACTGCTATCTGGTTCTTTTTCTTTATCCAAACTTAATTTATGTACTTCAACTTCCAAACCTTCATCTTCCGCTTTCTTTACAATCCCTTCGATTAATTCCTTGATTTTATCTTCCATAACTTTCTCCTCTGTTATATCTTTCTATGATCTGGTCCCGATCAGCTGTTACTGTTTCGAGACTGGACTTTAAATTTCTAATTACTAATACCTGGTAAACACTTAGCACAATAAACAGAACTAAAAATATGCTAAGAAATTTAATAAATGTTTTATCTTTCATAAGAGCATCCCTATAACTCCCGTTAATAATTCCGCTGCTAGATAAATAGCTAATACAATTGTTAAGATACCGCGAGGTCTTAGATTATTGAGGTTCATGGTTGGTGCTCCTCTTAAAGTCCTCAGCCATCGCAATAGATGCCACAGTTTCAATGATTTCATCTAAAGTCATGCCTGAATCAAATAATTCTTTCACTAAAGCCTTAATCTTATCTTCCACTTTGACTTCCTCCTAAATATCTTCTATAATGAAGATGGTTTAATTTTGTTAGGTACTGTTGGCGCAGTGCCTTTTTTTGTACTTTTGTTGTACGCAATTATCAACGCATCAATCAGCTTTTCACTCGGCTCCCGATGCCACTTTGTCATGTAATCTTCAAATGCGCCTCGCGGAACATAAATGTATCGCTTTCCGCATTCTGTTATTTTATAACTACCTGGAAAGGATCCATTAACAACTGCACTAATCACAAAATCCTTACTCAGTCCCGTACGTTCTTTAATCTCTTCAAACGTAACGCCTAGAGCTTCAACCTTTTCCATCTTTCTCACCTCCTTTGATGTATCACCTTCACACGTGCTATAATTGATTTGTCGAATCCCAATATAGAAAGTGAGGTGAAATAATAATGAATTTTGAAAATATTTTAACTGTGCTACTATCTGCCACAATTCCCTCTATCATTACATATCTTGTTACTAAAAAGACCTGTGATTCAAAAATTATACAAATTAAAATTTCTAAAGATTCTGAGATTAATCAGCTAAAATTACAACATCAACATGAGATTGATAAACTAGAATCTGAACACAAGCACAACATTGAACAATTAGAGATTCAGCATCAATTAGAAAAGGATTCTAAATCAGATGATGCAACCTCTGATCTGGCTATGAGATTTTTTAACGGGGAATTGAATTTGGAAAATACCATCAATAATATTAGTAAGCTAGACGATCTCCAAAAAAAGATGGAGCATCTCTCTAAAAAACAATCAATGCCAAACTTTATCAAAAAACAAAAGCGCTAATGCAGTAGTCTTTATCCCGTCATTTATTACCTGTAATAAAATTGGATTTTCAATCATTAATGATTCATCACTTGAGATTTTAGAAAGCATCTGTAAATGTTCTTCTAAAATCTTTTTTATATCTTCCTTTTCCATAACTTCCTCCTTTTTTTCTTCTGCCCCTTTCGTGCTATAATTAGCTTGAAAGGAGGTAAAATATAATGACTAAATTAGTAAAACCCGGTACCGATAATGAACCAAAAGGAAAATATAAAGAAGTCGGTCCCCGTGGTGGTGAAGTACCTAAGCCTAGAGTTGTTTCAATAGATCCTGGCGATAGATTACCACCAACCCAAGAAAAAGGTAGAAAATGGAAAAAAATATAATCTACCATCCCTTAGCACTCTACTGCTTTGGGATTTTTATCTTCCTCTTAGAAAAACACCATACCAGTGAAAAAATATTAACTTGAATCCATGATTCAACATATAATTCACTGTTCTCTATATACTTCGTTATATAATGATGTATCATCCCTGCCACCCCTCCTAATCTGTTTTAATCGTCTACGGTTAAACCGTAATCCAATGGTAAAAAAATAAGCTGATTATACTTAATGTTATAAGTCTTTTCAATTTTGCGTAAGACTGGAATATCTGGATACGACTTACCACGTTCGTAATTACTTAAAGTATCAACGCTGATTCCAATGGCTTTGGCTGCATCTATTTGAGATAATCCACGCATTTCCCTAATCGTTTTTAGAGTGAATTTCACTCCTGTTGTCTTGTCCAACGCTACCACCTCCCTATTGACACATTTATTCTACTACGGTTAAACCGTATTGTCAACGGTTTTGCCGTAAACTTTTTATTTTATCTTGATTATATTACGTAAAAACCGTATAATATCAGTAAGAAGAGGTGATTAAATTGAGTGACTTAGGAAATAAAGAAATAATGGCAAAAAATATAAAAAGACTTATGGAACTAAATAACGTTACACAAACAGACATTTGTAACACGTTAAAGTTTAAACCCTCGACTTTTTCTGATTGGGTAAATGCAAAAACATATCCTCGAATAGATAAAATTGAAATGTTAGCAAATTATTTTGGAGTTGAAAAATCCGATTTAGTTGAAGATAGAAGTCGATTTAATTCTAATTACATCCCCGACCACTTCGAATCGGTAACTGATGCAATGGAATTTATTCTAAGAGTTCCTGTAGTAGCAAATAACTGTGGTTACGACCTCGATACTATGTCTGAAGAAGAAATAATTGAAATGG